ATCATCAGCTGGAGACTGTCCCGCCTGTGGTAGGCATACTACAAAGTGGGTACTAGATCATGACCACACCAACAACAGGTTCAGAGGTTACATATGCGACTCCTGTAATGTAGCCTTTGGTAAGTTTGGTGATGACCCAAACACAATGCAACGTTCACTTCACTGGCTTCAATCACATGGCTGACATCATTAAATTCCCAAAGGACAAAGAGTACATCGAGACCTTTGACACCTTTGATGACCCTATCGTGTACACCGTATCACGTACATCTGACTACTCACTAGAGAGTACAATATGTGGAGTATTCAACTCTGCTGACGCTGTAATCATACGACTTAAGCGTCTCCTGGAATCTCCAGTAAGAGACGGTGAGAAATATATGGTAGAGACTCACACTCTCAGAGACCAACAAAGAGAGGAGGGTCTATCATGAGTACACCACACACACAAGAACGCCTTGAGTCTATACTTGAGGAAGTCATGGAAGCTTTCCCATACTACTCATACGACAAGCAAGAAGAGATTGCTAGAAAACGTTTTGAGGAGGAGCTTATTTGAAACCAGAACATGACGAATGGGTCTATCCATTCTACGGTATTGTAGCCGTTATCGTAATTCTATCTATCGCTAACACCATTGTTATCGAAGGTAGACATAAACCAGCAAACCCAGTTATTAGACAACTAATAGACAGAACATGAAAAAAGTTTATCCAAACCGCATCCGTGAGCTTAACAAATGGAAAGCTACTGACCAACTAACTATGGTTAGTGTAGAAGATGGTATGTATGCAGCTGACAACTGGAGACTACCACCTAGTCACCTCTGTATAGTACGAGCTGAACTTCCCAACGGTACAATTAAAGAACGTTCCTATCGTTTACAGAAAGCTGCTAATGCCTTTATGTTACAGCTCATAGCGAATGGAGCAAACTTTCACCTCATGACTCACGACACACTTAAAACCACCGCCTTCCGAGATGAGACTTAACCCACATGACCTAAGCGAATTACTATACCGCCTAGGCTACTATGTTGATGATGAAACTGGAGAGGTCATGATCGAACTAGATCCCTGTGGCCCTCCCATTGTTGACAAGTTCTTGACTACATTAGCAGTACAAGGACAACTGATAATGAAACGTAATGCAGAGTATGAATTAGGTTTCTACTTGCCAAACTGGAGATGTTTCAATAGTATGGAGGAGTACTGTGAAGTATTCCCACATGAACCCCAATGTAAAGTGTATGACTAATTTAACACAACATCAAATTGACCACCTCGATGACTACGAATATTCCCTCTTCCTCGCCTATGGGGACTCCTTCAAACCTACAGCGACAGTTCCTCCTGGAACAAGAAGCCATAAGCTGCGGGAGACAGAGGCTACACGAATCCTTGAGCAAGCTGGAGGAAAAATCCTATGCTTCGGCAAGCGTGTACGGGGTCGCATCAATAAGAGAGGCGTTGCCCTATTTAATGGAGCATATCGAGATCACCTTCGCCAAGCTAAAAAACGGACAAGCTGGTAAGTTCTTCAAACCTATTGCAGAGCATATCAATGAGCTTGAACCATTAGCTATTGCAACTATACTACTCAAGATAGTA